CCAACCATGAGTTTGGTGTGAATCCCTGCGGTGAGGTGGTCCTTCGCCCCAGGCAGTTCTGTAATTTGGTGGAAACTCCTCTCACTAGGAACAGGGAGCAGATGGCTAAACGCCTACGCCATGCCACATTACTGGCCACACTACAGAGCACCATGACGAACTACAACTACCTGGACGACATCTGGAGACAAAACTCCGAGGAAGAACGTCTGTTGGGGGTATCACTTACCGGGATAATGGATATAGGCGCTGTCCCCGGCTTCGAGTTCGACCTGATATCCTACCGCCAAACCGTGGAAAAGGCCGCCAGAGAATTCGCGGAGGCCTTGGATATCCCCACACCGACAGCCACGACTTGTGTCAAACCCTCCGGCACCGTCAGCCAGCTTCTGGATACGTCTTCCGGAATACACACCCGATACGCCCAGTATTATATCAGGCGTGTCCGGGTGAATCGCACGGACCCTATAGCCCAGCTGTTGAAGGACCAAGGGGTGCCTGTGGAGCCTGAGGTGAACCAGTCCTGGGAGGACGCCTCCACCTTGGTCTTTTCCTTTCCCATCAAGGCCCCGGAAGGGGCGAAGACGCGGCACGATATGTCGGCTCTGGACCAGCTGGACCACTGGCTCACGGTGAAAAAATTTTGGTGTGAGCATAACCCTTCCGCAACAATTTTCGTTCCCGATGAAAGTTGGCCTCAAGTAGGCGGCTGGGTCTACGAGAACTGGGACCAGATCGGGGGCCTGACTTTCCTGCCGCATGATGGCGGGTCGTATCCCAAGGCCCCCTACGAGGAAATCTCCCAGGAAACCTACGAGAAGCTGGAAGGAGAGTTCCCCGAGGGAATCGACTGGGGAGCGCTTCCGGAATATGAACAACAGGATAACACCATCGGAGGACATGAGCTGTCCTGCGCTGGGGGAGGATGTGAGATATGAATTGGGCATATTTCAATGGCCCAGCGAGTAACAGGTTATATGTCAATGTGGCTTTTGATGATGCGGAAATCCAGGACATACCCCTGCCGAACTACAAAGCCCTAGTGTCGCAGCTGGATAAAGCTGAAGCCTCTGGAAGGACATCGGAAGTTCTCCGAGTTTTCGCTGACATGGCCAAGACCCTCGAAAACATTCAAGACGGTGACGAAGGGAGAACATAACCATGGGAACGGCTCTCCTCATCGATGGAGACGTTCTGCTGTATCGCTTTGGCCACCGTGGACAGGATAAGGCGGACTTCGGAGAGGGGGTTGTCTGTGAGTGGACGACCCCCGAAACCGCCCGGACGGAAGTGGATGTCTTTATCCGGCAGCTGGTGAAGACCTGTGATTGCAACAAGACCTTCATTTGCCTGTCGGGACCCTCCAATCAAATCTTCCGCTACGATATCCTACCCACCTACAAGCACAACCGGCAGGGCGCTGAAAAACCATACCTTTTCTACGAGTTGAAGGAGCATCTGGAGGAACACTGGCCCATCGTGCGTAAGCCTGTCTTGGAGGCGGACGATAGCATGGGCATCCTGTCCACCAAGAAACCAGGGAAATATGTTATCGCCTCCATCGACAAAGATTTGGTCCAGATTCCCGGGTATCACTACAACTGGTCAAAGGACGACAAACCCAAGTGGATTAATGAACGTGAGGCGGACAAATGCTTCTACAAGCAGATCCTTTCCGGAGACCCTGTGGACGGCTTCAGTGGTGTCCCGCAGATCGGCGCTAAACGAGCGGAGAAGATAGTCAACCAGCTTTTCATGGACGGAGACCCGACCGTCGAGGAAATGTGGGCAACCATCATGTCCCACCACCAGAAGAAGGGCCTATCTGAAGACTATGCACTCACGCAAGCCCGAATGGCGCGGATCTTGCGCTATGAAGACTGGGACAGTGAGAAGCAAAAACCAATCCTTTGGACCCCCTATCGAGATGATGGATAAACCCGTCAATCATTTGAAGATTTAGTTTGCGACTTCGTATGGGGCTGGCTGGAGGGTCCAACTCCCTTCTATAGTCCTATCTATAGGATGTTCTATAGACTCCTCTATAGATACCCTACAGTCCCCACCTACCAACCCCGCAAGTTATTCAGCGGGGGTTTAATAAGCAGCATGCCCTCCTCCTTGCTAGGGGAATCCTTCGGGCGTTCCGGAGGGTTCCCCTATATAATCTACCACATTGTAGGAGTTATTCTATGGATGAACAAGAAGCCATTCCGAGCTTGTCTTCCAAGTTGATTGAGAAGCTCGACCAGGAAATACCACATTTGTGCCCTTCTCCGGGAAACAGTAGAGATGAAATTATGTTCTACGCCGGGAAGAGAGCATTGGTGGATAGTCTGTTGTCTCGTCTCGAGGGGACGGAAGAGGAAATGTATCAGCAAAAAGTGATAGGGAGTTAATGAATGGGAGGTGCTGCTGAAACAGTTACCAATACAGTGAAGAAGGTTGATGATGTTGTCAAACGTGTCGACGACGAAGTGAAGAAGGTTGACGACCAAGTCAAGAAAGCGACCAAGCCCCCTAAACCAAAGAAACCACAGGCGCAAAAAAAGACTGCTGCCAAGAAAAAAGGTGCGGAAGGCTCTGCTCCCAAGAAAACCTCCAGTAAGAAAACGGTATCTAGGAAGGGAGCGAAAGGTTTGACTATCCCGAAGAAAGAACAAAACAAGGGGCGCTCCGGCCTCGGTGTGCCAAAGGTGTAGACTATGGGAGGATTTTTAGGAGACGTTTTTAGCCCGGATATTCCAGATCCGCCCAAGCCACCGGAACCTCCCCCGAAACAGGAGGACCAGAAGAAGCCTCTTAAACCGAAACCTAAAGGGAACAAGAAGACAAAGTCTTCCAAAAGATCCGGCGGGGTTCGCGGTCTCACAATTCCCAAAAAGGGGCAATCTTCTTCTCAAAAGGACAGTGGCACTGGTGGGACGGATCGAACTAACTTAGGAGTGCCCTCGGCAAAAAAGAAAGGGGGTAACTCATAATGGCTGAAAGTGGAAAGGTAAAAGCCCGCTTCTCCAAGCTCGACGGAGAGCGGAAACAGCATTTGGAACGAGCAAGGCACTGCGCTTCTTTAACGGTGCCGCACGTTCTCCCGCCGCAAGGGTCTACCCCTAATGAGCAGCTGCCCACGCCCTACCAATCCATGGGTGCGAGAGCCGCGAACAATCTAGCGGCCAAGTTTTGGATGACCCTGCTCCCGCCGGATCAGCCCTTTTTCAAACTGGCGCTGTCCGCACAAACCAAGCAGGAGCTGAAGCAGGCCGGTGACCAAGTCCAGGAATCGGACATACGCTCGGCCCTCGCGGACATCGAGAATGTGATTCTGGAGAGCATCGAGCACAAAGGCCTGCGGTCTCCGGCTTTTCGCGCTGTCTTGAATTTGGTCATCACAGGGAATGCCCTGGTCTATATCCCGTCAGGGAATGAGGACCACCACAAGCCGAAAACCGGCTACGGCATGAAGGTTTTCCGCCTGGATGATTATGTCGTGGTCCGAGACACTCTCGGGAACCTGGTCGAAATCATTACCCGGGAATCCTGTGCCTACAGCGCCCTGGAGGAAGACGTCCAGGAAAAGATCCGGTCCCAGATGCCTGCCGGTGAAGACGGTGGCCCCTCGCAGGATACCGAAGTGGAGTTGTATACCCAAGTCCTTCGGAAATCCGCAGATAAATTCGAGGTCAAGCAGGAAGCGGCTGGCGTTTCTCTGGAGGACAAGGGTGGTGAAGTCAAGGAAGAGAACCTCCCTTGGATGGCCCTTCGCTGGACCCAGGACGGCGACTATGGCCGTGGTCCGGTGGAAGAGTATCTCGGCGACCTCCAGTCCCTGGAGAGTTTGAGTCAGGCCATTGTCGAAGGGTCTCTGGCCGCTGCCAAGGTTGTCTTCCTGAATAATCCCAATGGACAAACCAGGACACGCGCTATTTCCAGGGCCAGAAACTGTGACTTTGTTTCCGGACGGCCCGAGGATGTTCAGGCCCTTCAGGTGGAGAAAGTCCACGACTTCAAGATTGCCTCGCAGACCAAGAACGAGATTGAGCAGAGGCTGTCCTACGCCTTTCTTATCAACTCAGCAATCCAACGCAATGCCGAGCGTGTGACCGCCCAGGAAATCCGCTATATGGCCGAGGAATTGGAGGACGCCCAGGGAGGCATTTACTCCATTCTCGCGCAGGAGTTCCAGCTTCCTCTGGTCAAGCTCCTCTGGAACCAGCTCACGGATCAGAAGGCTGTGCCTAAGCTCCCTGATGCAGCGGTAGCCCCACAAATAACCACGGGTCTGGAGGCCCTTGGCCGGAATCACAAGATGGCCAAGCTCCGGAACTTTCTCCAGGACATCGCGGTCTTGGGAGAACAGGTGGTTGCGGAATATATCAAGCCCTCGGAATACATGACCCGGGCCGCAGAAAACTACGGTCTGGAGATTGAGGGTCTTGTCCGGTCGGAGGAGGAGGTTCAGAAGAACCGCCAACAGCAAATGCAGCAACAGGCCATGCAAGAGGCGGGGCCGAAGGTTGCTCAAGAAGCGACGAAAGGAGTAATGAACAATGGCCAAACAGCAGAAGCAGAAGAGTGATGAAACTCCTCAGAAGGTTTCCGTGAATGATGAGGTGAGCAAGAGCGCGGCTACCACGCAGCAGAACGCTCCCGCACCGGACCCGAAAGCCGAACCGGCGAAGGTGTATCAGATTAGCGAAACCAAGCGGAGGATTGATAGCTAATGGCTACTGAAAGCGTAAGCATGGACCCCCAGTCCGGGGTAGAAAATCAGGACCTACCAAGCGATAGCCCGGAGAACGGCGGGGAACTTCTGGCTGGCAAGTACCAGACCGAGGAAGAGCTGCAAAAGGGCATTTTGGAGAAAATCAAGCAGGACTACGGAGACCTGGAGTCCTATTACAAAACCCTTGAATCCGGGAAGGCCTCTGGAGAATCTTCCAGCGAGGATACTTCTGATTCGGAAGACACGTCCAGCGACAGCGACACCGGAGAAGAGGACGCCCCCTCCAACCGCGAGGAAGCCGCAGACCTCTTGTCTCAGAATGGCCTGGATATGTCAACCTTTGAGCAGGAGTTCGCCGAGAACGGGGAGCTGTCCCAGGAAAGCTACGACCAGCTCACCCAGTATTTCCCCAAGAATGTCGTCGATACCTACATCGAGGGGCAGAAGGCCCTGGCCACGCAGTATGCCCAGTCCATCTACCAGGAAGCTGGGGACCAGGATACGTACAGCCAGATGGTCGAGTGGGCCGCTGAGAACCTCTCTCAGGAGGAAATCGACTATTTCAACGAGGCGGTTCAATCCGGCGATACCGTGAAGGCGAAATATGCTGTGCGCGCTCTGAAGTCTCAGTTCGACGCCAACAGCTCCAAGGATTCCAGCGGCAACAACCTGAACTTGGCCCAGGCCGGGACGACCGGCCGGCGTGGAGCCTCCGGCTACAGCTCCAAGCAGGAAATGGTTCGGGATATGCAGGATCCGAAGTATCAGAATGACCCTGGCTTCCGTTCCGCCGTGGACGCGAAGCTCCGGCAGACTCCCGATGGAGTCATGTAATCCATCATTACGAACAAAGGCACTAACGCCTTCTTATTGACGTAGTTCCCCAGGCCCAACGGCGTCTTCTGAGGGAGGGGCGGCAGTGGACACCCTGGAGAAGTGAGCCAATAAGATGGTTTTTTT